GCTCTTTACGAGTGTGTGCACGGGAATCCTTCGGGGAATCCGTACACCGTCGTAATTAACACTGTAGTGAATGCAATGTTCCTGCGCTATGCGTGGCAACAGCTGGTTCCGCTTGAATATCGGAGCATGGTTCATTACAATGAACACGTTCGGGACATCTTCTATGGGGATGACGGGCTGATCGCGGTATCGACTGAGTGTCGAGGCTGGTTCAATCTGGAAACGGTGGCGGCATATCTTAAAAGCATTGACATTGACGTGTCGATGCCGGATAAGTTGTCGGCCATCATCCCGTACGCACCAATCGAGCGTTGGGATTTTCTGAAGAACGGATTTCGGAAGGATGAGTTTGGACACTGGAGACCAGAGATGTCGAAGGACACCATCTACGAGTTGACAAACTGGATTCGAACCGGAGGACCTCATGAGGAGGAGGAAAGCGTGGTGTTGAACTGTCGAGATGCTTTGCATTTCGCGTTTCACTACGGCTTTGACTTTTTCACCGAGCTTCGGAATAAGATCTCCGATGCCCTTGTGAAACAAGGAGTCACGCCCACTCTCCCAACATTCAGAGAGGAGAATGAGCTATGGCTCACAAAAGTTGCTTAGGCAACAAATGTCTATTGACCTACGACATTAAAGTATAGGTTCCTTTATCAGCTATCATGACGAATCAACTGAGTGCAAGCGAGCGTTTTAACGCACGAGCATTTCACGCGGGGCGTAGGGTGACTGACAAAAGAAGGATAGTTACGACACCAAGTGGAACTCCAGGAGTTACGCAGGGCGGACAGTGGCTGGCAATGAGAGATCTGAGCCGACAACATCTATCAGGAATTGGCAAGTTCGCGAGTTATGTCTCGCTGCTCGACCATTTCAAACAATCATTCGGCGCGAAGGTGGAATACCAATTTCGGCAGAGTGGACCGTCACACAAACCGGTTTTCGAAAGCGAGGCTTTCTTCGAACAGGGCTTGGGGCGGATTGTCGTCAACATGTACGGCGGAACGAAGGCAGATTCGAAAGATCTAGCGGCGTGCCGAGTAGTCATGGAGGTGGCGAAGTACTGGGAGTGCGAAGAACTGTCGCGTTACGTGTCGAAAGACTCTACACCTGTAGAGTCTATCGATGGCGCAACCGGCGAGTCCATCAATCTATAGTAGTTAATCGAAGAGGTCGATGCGATCACGAAAGTGATGCGGTCGCGACTGAGCCGCGTAACGCTAGGATGACCTCCTCGTAGTATCAGGAAAGACACAATTTACAAGTCAATCCTCAAACATTATTAAATTCATGTGAATTTATTTATGCACGTAGAACGTGTAACTTTGGGGGGGGCCTCAAAATTACATTTTTAGTGCGTTTATACACATTGAGCCACTTAAATTATGCTATTGAAACATCAGTTTTACAATTTCACTTCTTTCAAAAACTTAAATTATG